ATGTCTCAATATCTTTCTAAAAAAGAACTTGTCCGAGAACTTGTTAAGTGCGGCAAAGATCCAGTTTATTTTATAGACAATTATTGTAAGATTGCTCACCCTCAACGTGGGCAAATTCCATTTAAGACTTGGGACTTCCAAAAAGATCTACTACAAAAGTTTAACGATTATCGCAATAACATTATTTTAAAATCCCGTCAAATGGGTATTTCAACAATTACAGCCGCATATGTTTCGTGGATGCTTCTTTTTCATCGTGATAAAAATGTTCTTGTTATTGCCACCAAGTTTAGCACAGCAGCCAACCTTGTAAAAAAAGTAAAAGCGATGATCAAATTATTGCCTCCTTGGTTTGATCAGATCGCTAAAATTGCCATTGATAATCGTTCTTCATTTGTTTTGAGCAACGGTTCTGAAATTAAAGCAACGTCCACATCGGCTGATGCTGGTCGTTCTGAAGCACTCTCATTGTTAGTGATTGATGAAGCCGCCCACATTGATGGCTTCAGTGAATTATGGGCAGCACTTCAGCCCACAATGGCAGCGGGCGGTCGTTGTATTGCTTTGTCCTCTCCTAACGGGGTGGGCAATTGGTTTCATAAAACCTATGTTTCTTCACAAGCTGGTGAAAATGATTTTCACCCAACCATACTTCATTGGACTCTACATCCAGAAAGAGATCAAGCCTGGTTCGATGAGACAACTAGAAATCTATCCCGTCGCAAAGTAGCACAAGAGTATGAGTGCAATTTTAATGCTTCGGGTGAAACAGTTATTCACCCGGATAATTTAAATAAGATGGCACTAACTTGTCGTAGCCCTGAACATCAAACAGGCTTTGATAGAAACTTTTGGATTTGGAAACAATATGATCCAGATAATAAATACCTATTAGTTGGCGATGTTTCACGAGGCGACGGCGCTGATTATTCAGTGTTTCACATTTTTGATATAAGCACAATGGTTCAGGTTGCTGAATATCGAGGCAAGCCTACAACTGATTTATTTGCGAGGATTTTATTTGATGCTGGAAAAGAATATGGAAATGCGATGCTGGTTGTCGAAAATAATAACATCGGGTTCTCAGTATTGGAAAAACTCATTGATGCCGGTTATCCAAACTTATATTACTCTACTAAAGGAACTCATCAATATGTTGAGCAATATGAAGCCGAGCAAATTTCTAACTCTGTTCCAGGTTTTACCACTTCACAAAAGACACGACCACTCATCGTCGCCAAGTTAGAAGAATTCGTTCGCAACGAACTAATTACTATAAATTCGGAGAGGACTTATCAAGAACTAAAAACATTTGTATGGAGAAACGGAAGACCAGAAGCACAGCGAAGTTATAACGACGACCTAGTTATGGCTCTGGCTATAACTTGCTGGATTAGAGACACAGTCTTACAGGAGAATACCCGCGACTTACAATTTAAGAGGGCAACACTGAACGCGATGATCGTATCAAGCACAAAATTGAATACCACAATACCAGGCATGACCGGCTACAAAAGTGTGGAAAGTAATGATAGAATACAAGAAGCTAAAAATCTCTATGAAGACTTCGGCTGGATTATAAAAGGATAGAAATGGAAAATAAAAGAAACCCCAACAATGATCAGAACCCATTGTACCGCGCATTAACTAGGCTATTATCTGGTCCTATCACTGATCGACGAAAACAAAATCCGCGCCAGCTTAAACGCAAACAGTTGAACAAATATAAATTCACCTCCCCTGGTGGTTTGAGCTTCAAAAAAGAATCCTATAACCCTTTTGATAATTTTAGGACTTCCGCCTATCAAAACGTCAACCGAGCCGAGCGATATATTGATTTTGATCAAATGGAATACATGCCTGAGATTGCTTCCAGTTTAGATATTTATGCAGACGAGATGACCACCTCGTCAGCAATTCAGAAATTACTTCTAATCAATTGCCCCAACGAAGAAATTAAAGAGATTTTATCACAACTATTTTATGAAGTATTGAACATTGAGTTTAATATTTTTGGATGGTGTCGTTCAATGTGCAAGTATGGTGATCTGTTTTTGTACCTTGATATTGACGAAGAACTAGGGATCACAAATGTCATTGGTCTTCCATCTCTGGAAGTGGAGAGGATGGAGGGTGAAGATAAAACGAATCCTAATTATGTCCAGTTCCAATGGAACAGTGGTGGCCTTACTTTTGAGAATTGGCAAATAGGACATTTCCGAATTTTAGGAAATGATAAATATGCTCCTTATGGAACTTCTGTTCTAGAGCCATGCCGCCGAATCTGGAGACAATTACAACTATTAGAAGATGCGATGATGGCTTATCGTGTTGTGCGTTCACCAGAGCGCCGCGTTTTTTATATTGATGTGGGTGGAATTCCTGAAAAGGAAATCGAACAGCATATGCAAAGAATTGTTACTCAAATGAAAAGAAATCAAGTTATTGATTCTCAAACTGGTCGTGTTGATTTGCGATATAATCCAATGAGCGTCGATGAAGATTATTTCATTCCCGTTCGCGGCGGGTCTTCCAATACGAGAGTTGAGAGTTTACCGGGTGGAACATATACAGGTGATGTGGATGATGTAAAATATTTGCGTGATAAACTATTTTCTGCGTTGAAAGTCCCACCATCATACCTTACACAATCTGATGAAGGTGGCGACGAGAAGACTACCCTTGCACAAAAGGACGTGCGTTTTGCCAGAACAATACAGAGGCTTCAAAGAAGCGTGGTAGCAGAACTGGAAAAGATTGCGGTTGTCCATTTATATACACTAGGATTTAAGGGAAAAGATTTGTTATCCTTTAAGCTACATCTCAATTGCCCTTCTAAAATTGCTGAACTTCAAGAACTAGAACATTGGAGAACAAAATTCGAAATCGCTGGCGCTGCAACTGAAGGCTACTTTAGTAAACAATGGGTAGCAAAAAATCTTCTCAATCTATCCGATGAAGAAATTGTTCGCAACCAGCGTGAAATGTTTTACGACAAGAAATTTGAAGCGATGCTTGAGGGCTCTGCGGAAGCTGACGGCGGCGAAGCTGGTGGCGAAGCTGGCGGTGGTGATTTTGGTGGTGATGATCTTGGCGATGATCTTGGCGATGATCTTGGCGACGAAGAAGAAGGCGACGAAGATGAAACACTATTGGCTGAACCGGGGAAGCGTAATGATATGAAGTGGCGAACTCAAAACCCAAAGCCACACCATACACCAAACGATAAAGGAAAATCATACATCCCAGAAAAACACGATGATCGAGAAGAAGCCGGAAGAAGAAAAAACATGATGGGAAAAGTGGCTTCCGAGATGGGAAAGAATACACAAAGAAATGTTTTTCCAGGTCTTGATGGATTTAAGCAACAATACAAAGGTATAAAGGAAAATGCCGAAACTAATTATATTGAGGAATCTAAGGTAGAATTCGAAGTCTTAAGAAATAGTAGAGAAATTCAACAAATTATTGAGAACCTGGATAAAAGAGAAAATACAAAAAATGGTAAAATTTAAACACAACAAGAAAAAGAATAGTGCCTTTTTATATGAGGCTCTTATTATAGAATTAACAAAAGCAATCTTGAAAAAAGATGAGAGTTCTAAAACAAAAATAGCATCTCTGATAAAGGAATCCTTTAGGTTTGATACATCTCTCCATCAAGAATTGAAATTATATCATTCATTGACAAGGACACAAAACGCTCATCCTCGCACGGCAGAGAGAATATTATCGGAAGTGATTAAGCAGAGAGAGATTATTGATAAGAAACGATTGTTATCAGAACAGAATAAATTAGTTCGAAAAATAAAGAAGTCACTACCAGAAGATACTTTTAATAATTTTGTTCCTAACTATAAATCTCTTGCCACAATTTATCAAATCTTTAATCAACGTAATACCATAAAGACAAGAATTCTCTTAGAGAACCAGATCATAAAAGGAATGATTCTGCCCGAAGGTAAAGATAAGGATCAGATGGTCCCTATTGACAATTTGGTATATAAGACTTTTACTAAAAAGTTTAATGCTGAATACTCTGGTGGGCTTTTGAAAGAACAGAAGGAGCTATTATCTAAATTTGTTTCCTCGTTTGTGGACAACGGTCTTCTTCTAAAGTTGTATTTGAATGAGGAGATAGCTAGGTTAAAAAAGGATTTGAAAAAATCTTTAATGATGGAAGAAATCATAAGCGACACTTCTATGATAAAAAAGGTTCAAGCAATAATAGAGTCCTTAGAAGAATTTAAAAATGAAGAACCTAAAAAGGAAATGATACAAAAAGTGATCAAGATACAAGGCTTGATACATGAGATAAAATCTGATGGCGTCAATTAAAATAAATATCACTCCCGAAGCCTTGAGTGCGGAAGAAATCAAGGAAGAGAATGAAACACATCCACAGATTTCTTTGGTTGCTCGCAAAACCGTTGATGGAAAAATTATGGTTTTGGATCATAGGGACTTGGATATTGTTATTGACCCCGCAAATAAGAAGATCATTACATTTCCAAAAAACGAAATGAGTGATGAAGTTTACCAGATTCAAAATAATTATTTCAATTACTTGTCACGAAAAGGCGTTGTCGAAAGAGCGTCTGTTCATGCGGGGGATGTGTATGCGAGCATTCAAGGAAGTTATCTCGAAGCAATTGACGAAGGTGTAGATGCTACACAAGTTGTGCTTCTTTCTACTTATCAGTTTATAGAACAAGAAAGACCAAAGTTTGAAGCGGAAGAAAGGTACGAAGAAGAAATTGATGATTGGTATACAAATCCCGACGCAGAGGACTCAACTGAACTGGGCGAAGTTCCCGAGTCACCAGACAAGGGGTCAATCAACCCTAATAATCCTTGGACATATTATTCCGGCTATTATTCATGAGCCTAATATATTTTGTTTTAGCAGCCTATGGCTTAACACAACTCTTAGTGTATGCTAAAATATTTGACAAAATCAGACCATCATATCATTTGTTCCATTGTCCCATGTGTGTGGGGTTTCATGTCGGATGGTTTTTATGGGCGATAAACGGACAAACAGAACTATTTACTTATGAATATTCTATAACCACAGCACTTATTTTGGGGTGTGTGGGTTCAGGAACTTCATATATTGGAAACATGATTTTTGGAGATCAAGGAATAAATTTTAAAATGTGGGGTGAAAAATAATGTTAGAAAATCTATGGACAAGCAAATCTCGTATGCTTCGACCTGTGCGTCGATGTAAATCAGGATGCATAGTCACGCGGGTTGCGCCCGCTTTTTATAATGAATGGAGATAAGAAATGATCGATGACAAACAAGAACCGGATGTAGCCGAAGAAATTGATGCGGGTGAAATTAAAGAAACAAAACCGGAAGAAGAAACAAAAGATGAGCTAATCACAGAAGCAGATTCTTTTAGTTTACCAAGTGATGAGCCTGTGACTAGCACCTCTTTTGAAACTTTTGATGCCGAAGACTTCGGTTTTATTGAGCATTATGGTGAAGAAATTACAGTTCAACATAATGAGCAACTGCCCGAGAATGAAGCGGTGTCTGCTTTGAACTGTGCCTTTATTGGTATTGGCGGCGCTGGAGGAAAACTAGCGAAAGCATTTTTAGATTTAGGCTTTAATAAAACACTACTTCTCAACACTACAGAAAAGGATCAGCCGGAAGGTGTAGATCCCGCCCACTTGATTCTAATTCCTGATGCTGATGGAGTGGCTAAAAATGTCGCTTATGGAAAAAAAGTATTTAGTGAAAACAGCGCAGTTGTTGAAGATGCTATTCGAACTAAACTTGGTAAAGTAGATTGGATTTTTGTTTTGGCTGGTGGAGGTGGAGGAACCGGAAGTTCTTGTGTTGTGCTTCATGAAGTTTTTGAGCGATACCTAAGTTCAGTTCAGGGTGAAGGAAAAGTATTTTATATTATATCTTGGCCTACGGCGCAAGAATCTCTTAACCACACTATTTCCAAAAACGCATTATCCCTGGCTAATGACGTAGCACCACATCCTCATATTCTTATTGATAATGAGAAACAAGCGCAACTACTTCGCGGAAAGGTTGGTATCCTAAACTTGTATCCAGTAGCGAATTCTACATTTGCTAAGTTGTTTCATCAAATTTTAAAACTGGCTTCGGAAAAATCCTATGTTCAAACCTTTGATTCAAAAGATCTTGAGCGATGCTTGGGGACCGAGGGCAGAATGTTCTTGGGCTCCACTATGATAGCAAATCCAGCAGATCCCAATCTTGGCGCAGCCATTTATCAAAATTGTATTAAGCGTTCTCCGTGTCCAATACCAAAAGGGAAGTCCGTTACGGGGACGATGTTACTAATTATTACACCGGAAATGGCAACAGATCCAGAGATTAGCAAACATTTGGACGCAGCAGTGTCCTATGTTGGCGGAAGGTGTGAAACCTTGTTTTCTGGTGTGTACATCAAAGAAAACTTACCAGGGCTTGTTGCGGTCTTATCGGTGAATGGGTTAGACGGGAGATAATAAAATGAGCAAGTACCTTCTTAGAGAATATTATGAATTATGCGCTGGTGGCATTTGTGAGGATCTATTAACAGAAGATGAAAAGGTCCAAGTTAAAAACGGTGCGACTTTCCTATCAGGAATTATGCAGAGGGTAGATGAACAAAACGGTAATGGTCGTGTCTATCCTAAACTAATTCTGGAAAGGGAAGTCAAAAACTATATGAAGACGGTCAAAGAGAACCGTGCTTGTGGAGAACTAGATCATCCAGAAGATTCAGTTGTCAATCTTAAAAATGCTTCTCAT